ACACAATCAATGCTCTGAACGAAGTTATCAGAGAACTAAATGGTGGTGTGCTTGATAAAAGATTTCCTATACCTTGGGATGATTACTACAATAGTTTACTACTAACAAATGAGAACGGACTTAACAAAATACCGACAAAGATACACAGTATTGTTGATACAAAAAATTATAAAGAAAAGTAAAAAAATATTTGTATTTGGTTTTACAACCATATACTTATTATCAAATGGTTACAACAGTAACTTGAAAATGCTAATTAACTAATAAGGAGAATAAAAAATGGATATTAATTCTATTCGTAAGCGTCTTAATCAACTTCAAACAACAAACAATAGGACTTCAAACCTATGGAAACCTCAACCAGGAAAACAGGTCATTAGAGTGTTACCTTACAAGCACAATAAGGATAATCCTTTCATTGAGTTGTTCTTTCATTTCGGTTTGAATAACAAAACCTATCTCTCACCAATCTCTTTTGGTCGTCCAGACCCAATCGAAGAGTTTGCTCAAAAGCTAAAGACTAGCGGTAACAGAGAAGAGTATCAGATGGCTCGTAAGTTAGAAGCCAAAATGAGAACTTTTGCTCCTGTCATCGTTAGAGGTGAAGAGGCACAAGGTGTTCGTTTTTGGGGATTTGGTAAGACTGTCTATCAAGAACTACTTTCAGTAATTGCAGACCCTGATTATGGTGATATCACAGATGCTGTAAATGGTCGTGATGTTTCAGTAGAGTTCATTACTGCTGAAGAAAGTGGTGCTTCCTTTCCTAAGACTTCCATTCGTGTCAAGCCTAATCAGACTCCAATCGTAGAGGATAAGGCACAATTGGAAAATCTCTTAGAAAACCAAAAAGACATTACTGAATTATATCAGGAATTATCTTATGAGGAACTTACAGATGTTCTTAACACTTGGTTGAATCCAGATGATGCATCAACCGATGAAAAGACTGAAACTGAAGTTTCGTCAGTAGTAGCTGACTCAGCAAAAGTTGAAGATGCTAGTGCTGCATTTGATGAGTTATTCAATAAGTAAATAAAGTGTAGTGGGTGTTGAAGCCAACACTAATAAAACCGAGTGTGTGCATCCAGTATAGGAATAAAAGCCGGACACACCCACTATTTAACAGGAGAAATATATGTCAGTTAAAGATGATTTAGCTGGGGTTCTAGCCGACTCTCTAAATAAGAAATTCAAAGATTACAAAGTTGCTTACTTCTTAGATGGTACAGATAATACACCTACAGATGTAAAAGAGTTTGTTTCAACAGGTTCAACTATGTTGGATTTGGCTATTTCTAATCGCCCTAATGGTGGTATTGCAGTTGGTAGAATCACAGAACTCAATGGTTTGGAAAGTAGTGGTAAATCTCTAATCGGTGCTCATCTACTCGCAGAGACTCAGAAAAAAGGTGGTGTCGCTGTTTATATAGATACAGAGACAGCTGTTAGTGAAGATTTCTTAGGTGTGATAGGTGTGGATATAAATAAGATGTTGTATCTTCACTTAGAAACCGTAGAGGATATATTCGAAGCTATCGAAGAGATTGTAACAAAGGTAAGAGAATCAGATAAGGATAGGTTAGTAACCATCTTAGTTGATTCATTAGCTGCTGCTACAACAAAGGTTGAGTTAAATGCCGACTATGATAAAGATGGTTGGGCTACATCAAAGGCTATTGTAATATCTAAAGCTATGAGAAAGATTACTCAGATGATTGGTAGACAAAGAATCGCTTTGGTATTTACAAATCAGCTAAGACAAAAGCTTGGTGTAATGTTTGGAGACCCTTGGACAACAAGTGGTGGTAAAGCATTACCTTTTCACTCTTCTACTCGTATCAGACTAAAGAACAAAGGTCAGATAAAAGATAGTAAGAAAAATGTCATCGGAATGACTATTCTCGCTCAGGTCATAAAGAATAGATTGGGTCCTCCGTTGAGAAAAGCGGAGTTCCCTCTCTATTTCGAAAGTGGTATTGACGATGAGGGTAGTTGGTTACAGGTTCTCAAAGAACATAATCTTGCTAAAGTTGGTGGTGCTTGGTATACTATGAAAGACCACAATGGTGAAGAGATTAAGTTTCAATCTAAGGATTGGGCTGAGAAGCTAGAAGATGAGGAGTTCAAATCTTATTGTTATCAGTTGATATGTGATAAGATAATCCTTAAATATAACAAAGCTGAAATCGGTATCGATGATGTTGAGATTACAGATGAGGTGATTGGTGAGTAACTCAAAGTATTTATCGATACTTGAAGAAATAAAGAAAAAAGGCGGTGAGTTAGATTCGGAAGGACCTGACGATAAGGTATTGATTATAGATGGCTTGAATACATTCATAAGATGTTTCAGCGCTATACCAACTCTCAATGATGACGGAGCTCATGTTGGGGGAATAGTTGGTTTTCTTAGGTCAATCGGATACGCTATTAGGACTATTAGACCTACTCGAACTGTCATAGTATTTGATGGTAAGGGTGGGTCTAACCGCCGTAAGAAACTATTTCCAGATTATAAAGCTGGTAGGAATATGTCAGAAAGACTTAATCGTTCCTACGACTTTAACACAAAGGAAGATGAACATCAATCTATGGTTATACAGTTAACAAGAGTTATAGACTATTTAGATTATCTTCCAATAACAACAATAACGATAGAGAACATAGAGGCTGACGATACGATGGCTTACCTCACAAAACAAGTGATGAAAACATCTAAGATAGTTTTGATGTCTACAGACAAAGACTTTCTTCAGTTGGTAAATCACAGAGTATCAGTTTGGTCACCAACAAAAAAGAAGATGTACGATCCTCCAAAGGTATTAGAGGACTATGGTATCCCATCTCATAACTTTGCTGTCTACAGAGCAATCGATGGAGATAAATCTGATAACATAGATGGAGTTCGTGGATGGGGATTGAAAACTATTCAAAAAAAATTACCATTTTTGTTAGAAGACAATATACTTAATATAGATGACATTATTAAAGAAGATGAAAAACTCAAAGAGAGTGAGGAGTTATTGAAAAGAAACTATATGTTGATGCAGTTAGACGAAGTAGACATCAGCGCTTCTGCTAAAACTAAAATCTTAGATAAAGTCAGAGAACCAATCAACAGGTTAAATAAGATACAATTTCAGAAAAGATTCATAGAGGACAGATTGTTCGCTACCCTACCGAATATGGATAGTTGGTTAGTTCAATGTTTTGCCAAACTAAATCAAATGGCTGAGAAAACTCATGGGAAGAAAACGTAAATACAATACAGAAACAGAAAGGAAGGAAGCACAACGAAAGTGGTCTATGGAATACTACCATAGGAATAGAGCGACTCTACAAGCAAAAGCTAGAGAACGTTATCGTAGGAAAAAACAAATGGAACTAAAGGAAAAGCAAAGAAAAGAATTATATGGCGAGTGAGAATTTTAATCAGTTTGGTCCGACATTCCAATCAAAGATAATCTCATCTTTATTATCGGACAATAAGTTTATACAAACTATAAGTGACATATTAGAATCAACATACTTCGACTCAGACGCAAACAAATGGTTATCAAAAGAAATAAGTAAATACTTTATGGAGTATAGAAAAGCTCCTACATTAGAAGTATTAAAAATAAAAATAACACAGATGGATGATGAGATTCTAAAAGTGTCCGTTATAGAAAATCTAAAGGATGCTTGGAGAAATATAGAAGCCACCGATTTGGAGTTTGTAAAAGAAGAAACATTGGACTTCTGTAAAAATCAGGTTATCAAAAACTCTATTATGGAGTCAGTAGATTTATTAGAACAGAAAAAGTATGATGAGATAAAAGTGTTAATAGATGCAGCTATGAAAGCTGGTAGTGAAAGAGACTTAGGACACGACTACATTATATCTCTAAATGATAGACTTACAGAATCAGTAAGAGCTACCTTACCAACACCTTGGGATTCTGTTAATGGTGTGATGGATGGTGGATTAGCTGGTGGTGAGTTAGGTGTGTTAGTTGCGCCTGCTGGTATAGGTAAGACTTGGTGTTTACAATCTCTTGCGTCTCACTTAGTAAAGCAAGGTAAGACTGTGGTTCATTATACATTAGAGTTGAATGAGTCTTATGTTGGACTTAGATATGATACAGTGTTTAGTGGAACACCAACCGCTAATATAAAGTTCTATCAAGATGATGTTCAGAAAGTGATTGATGGATTAAAAGGTAAGCTGATTATAAAATACTATCCAACTCGTTCTGCTACAGTAAATACACTAGCTTCCCATCTTAAACAAATGGAAATACAAGAAATCAAACCTGATGCTGTCATAGTTGATTATGCTGATATCTTAAAACCAACTACATTCTATAAAGAGAAGAGACATGCTACAGGTGAGACTTATGAAAATCTTCGTGGTATAGCTGGTGAGTTTGATATTCCTATATGGACTGCTTCTCAGGCTAATCGTAGTTCGTTAGAAGAGGATGTTATTGATGCTACTAAGGTTGCTGAAGATTATAGTAAGGTGATGACTGCTGACTTTGTTATGTCGGTAAGTCGTAAGGTGGAAGATAAGATAGCTAACACAGGTAGATTTCATGTGATTAAAAATAGATTTGGTATTGATGGAATTACTTTCCCAGCAAACATCAATACAAACACAGGCCTCATAGAAGTGTATGAGGCTTCAACGCAGGGTGGTAAAGAAGCTCAAGGTAAGATGGATAATTCGGAAGAATATCTAAGACAAACTTTATCAAAAAAATACAAAGATATGGGTGGATTTGAGTAATAAGAATGAGTATATATTATATTTAATATTGTGTACAGATAAAAAATAGGAGTTACGATGGAAAAGTTTAAGTTGTCAGAGAATTTCATTAATAAGTACAAAAGGAAAAAAGCTCCTTTTGGTTTTAATGGATTAGGTGAGTTGGTTTATATGAGAACCTACTCAAGAATAAAAGAAGATGGTAAAAATGAGAGATGGTGGGAAACTGTACAAAGGGTTGTAGAAGGAACTTACACAATGCAGAAGAGATGGATTGAGTCTCACGAGTTAGGATGGAACGCGTGGCAGGCTCAGAAGTCTGCTCAAGATATGTATGAAAGAATTTTTACTATGAAGTTCCTACCACCAGGCAGAGGACTTTGGGCTATGGGAACTCCTATTACAGAAGACAAAGGTTTATATGCAGCTCTCAACAATTGTGCTTTCGTATCAACAAAAACTCTAAAAGAAGATTACGCTAAACCTTTTTGTTTCCTTATGGATGCTAGTATGTTAGGTGTTGGTGTAGGGTTTGATACAAAAGGTGCTGGTGAAATAATTGTTAAAGGTATACAGAAGAAAAGAGACGAACAGATGTTTGAAATACCAGATACTCGTGAGGGTTGGGTTGAGTCTCTAAAGTTATTATTAGAAAGTTACTTTCATGGAACCGCTCCGATGAAGTTTGATTACTCAAAGATAAGACCAGCAGGTGTACCAATAAGTGGATTCGGTGGTGTTGCTAGTGGTTATGAACCATTGGAAGAGGTGCATGGAGATATCAGAAAGGTATTAGAAAAGAATAGTGGAGAACCAATCACAATCACTACAATTGTTGATATTATGAATCTTATAGGAAAATGTGTAGTAGCTGGTAATGTTAGACGAACAGCTGAGATTGTATTTGGAGATCCTGATTCAGAAGAATATTTAGATTTAAAAAACTATGAAGTAAACCCACACAGAGACCAATATGGATGGACAAGTAATAATAGTATATTTGCAGAATTGGGTATGGATTATACTGAAGCTGCCAAACGAATAGTAGATAACGGAGAACCAGGTTTTGCTTGGTTAGATAATATGAGAGAATACTCTCGTATGAAAAATGGTGGTGACAATAAAGACCATAGAGCTATGGGTGGTAATCCTTGTTTGGAACAAACATTGGAGTCATATGAGTTATGTTGTTTAGTAGAAACATTTCCTGATAATCATGATGATTTTGAGGACTATGCGAGAACACTAAAGTACGCTTATCTATATGCTAAAACAGTTACTTTGGGTAGAACACATTGGTCAGAAACCAACAGAGTTATGTTAAGAAACAGAAGAATAGGATGTTCAGTAAGTGGTATCGCTCAGTTCATCACTCATAGAGGATTAGGAGAACTAAAGGAGTGGTTAAATGATGGATATGATGTCATACAAGAATGGGATGATATGTACTCTGATTGGTTCGCTGTACCGAACTCAATCAAAACTACTTCAGTTAAACCTAGTGGTACAGTTTCATTATTGGCTGGCAGCACTCCAGGTTTACATTATCCCGAAAGTAGATTCTATATTAGAAGAATTAGGGTTTCAAAACATTCAGAATTATTAGAACCTATGAAAAAAGCAGGATATACAATTGAACCTGCTTTTGGTTCAGAAGACACAACAATGGTTGTAGAAGTACCAGTAGATGTTGGAGAGGGAATAAGAACAGCGGCTGACCTATCGATATGGGAACAATTCAGTTTAGCTGCTTTTATGCAAAGACATTGGGCAGACAATCAAGTAAGTTGTACGGTTACATTCAATCCAGAAACAGAGGGTGAACAAATCGCACCCGCTCTAAATTATTATCAATATCATCTAAAAGGTATATCCCTTTTACCAAGACATGATTACGGAGCATATCCACAAATGCCGTATGAAGCTATAGATGAGAAAGAGTACAATAAACAAGTTAAAAAACTTGGTAAACTTTCATTTGGCGTAATCAAACATGAGGAAGCAGAAGTAGATAAGTTCTGTAACAATGATTCGTGTGAGATTATTCCAACAACTGGCGATAATGATGACCAAGATTATGCAAATTAAAAAAATGCGGACAGGCAGACGACACACCTGTGAAAAAATGTGTCTTAACAATAAAAAACACAAGGAGACAGATTATGAATAAACGTAATCTATTATCTGCTTTGCTAGTGTTCTTAACACCGATTGTTATTTTTGGACAATCGATTAGTGGAACTATTAGTGGAGATGGTAAACCTTTGGTTGGAGCTAACATTGTAGTCGAGGGAAGTCAGTTAGGAACTGTATCAGGTGCTGATGGTTCTTTTTCTGTCGCTGTACCTGCTGGCGAACATAGTGTTGTTGCTTCATTCATTGGGTATTCACCTGTAACTCAAGTAGTTATGGTGGATTCAAGTGATGTGATAGTTGATTTCTCATTAGAGATTGATGCTATCGCTATGACAGCATTAGAAGTTCTTGCTTCTCGTGCTGACGAAACAACACCTGTTGCTTATACTAATGTTAGTAAAGAAGAAATGGAAGTGAGATTAGGTTCTCAAGATATTCCAATGATTCTTAACACTACACCATCAGTATATGCTACTCAACAAGGTGGTGGTGCTGGTGACGCTCGTATAAATGTACGAGGGTTCAACCAAAGAAACGTTGCTGTTATGATTAATGGTGTTCCTCAGAACGATATGGAAAACGGTTGGGTCTATTGGTCTAATTGGGATGGTGTAGGTGATGCTACATCCTCTATCCAAATGCAGAGAGGACTATCAGCAGTTAACTTGGCAACTCCATCAATTGGTGGAACTATGAACATTATTACAGACCCTGCAGCGCAGGAGAAAGGTGGTAAGTTCAAACAAGAAGTAGGAGAGGGTGGATTTCTAAAGTCTACTATCAACTACAACTCAGGTCTAATCAATGATAAGTTGGCTATAAGTGGAACAATTGTTCGTAAAACTGGTGATGGTTTTATCGATGGAACATGGACAGACGCTTGGGCTTATTATTTAGGAACATCATACGCTGTTAGTGATGACCAAAGGGTTGAACTATATGCAATTGGTGCTCCACAAAGACATGGACAGAACCTATACAAACAGAACATAGCTACTTATTCTCAAGAGCTAGCTGGTAGTATCGATGGATACAATGATTCAGCTTATGTCGCGGGAGAGAAGTTTGAAACTGAAGCTGGTAGGTTCTATAACCAAAATTGGGCTCCTGTTAGTTCCGACTATAAGGGAAAACAATACTGGTACATGTATGGTGCGAAGACTACCGATAGGTATAGTTCTGATTTCTTAAACGAAAGAGAGAACTTCTTCCATAAACCACTTGTAAACCTAAAT